ACTGGGAATACCAGACGGACCCGGCGGTACCGGCAGGACCCTGGGGACCGGTTGGACCTTGGGGACCGGTGTTACCCTGAGGACCCTGTGGTCCGGTAGCCCCCTGTGGCCCAGTTGCACCAGTTGCACCCTGCGGACCCTGCGGCCCAGTCTGTCCGGTTGGACCCTGCGGACCGGTAGGTCCGGTTGCCCCGGTAGCTCCGGTAGGACCCTGGACTCCGGCGAACGACAGCACCCCCCAGTTGGAGTTGATCGTCGACCCGTAGACGCAGGGGGTGACGGAGCAAGGTTCCTGATTAGTGTTGGAAGTGGTGGCGAGGAAGGAGGCTCCACGGTCGGAAACCGCCTGGCCAACGGCATAGGTCGGGGAGTTGGACCACGCCCCCTGCCACGCTACCCCCGTACCTCCGCCCCCGGTGACGCACACCGGACGACCAGTGGTGTCATACCCCTGAACCACCGTCCCCGATCCACAGGCCAGGGAATAGATCCCGCCGAGCGATGAGGGGGTAGGAGGGGGAAGCTTACTAAGAAACATGTTGGGAAGGGAGGGGATGAACTGGTCGAAATTGCAGGTCCCTACGCCAGCGGTAGTCGAACACCAGTAGTTGGAGGTCTGGGGCTGGATGCACTGGTAGCCGGAACGCTGGGACTGGGGAATGAGGACCTGGCCCTGCGGACCACGGAGGGTGAGGGAGAAGCAGACGTTGGCCGGATTGGTGATGACGGTGTTGGGAAGCTTGCAGGGCTGGTTGATGGCCCCGGTGGTAACGGAGCAGGAGGTGGGGGACTGGATCTGCTGCCCCCCGCCGCCTAACTGGTAGGAGATGGGGTTGCCGTAATTGTCCACCGGGGCTAGGATCATGGTGCCGGAGGAGAGGAGGGTAGCACCCGGACCGGTGATGTCGGAGGCGGTAACGGTCATCCATACCGGGTCCTGAGCAAGGGCCGGGGAGATGAGGGACAGGGCCGAAGCCAGCAGGAGAAAAAGGGAGACTGTAAGTTTTCGCATAGTTTTTATTCCTCCTGTTAAGCCTTCCCGATGGCTACCCACATGACCTCGGTCCCGCCCCTAGCCGCCTCGATGGTGGCCCCGGTGGTGGAGACGCTGGTGTAGTCGCAGGATGAACTGTTGGCCGTCATAACCAGGGCGGGGCGGGCGGAAAATGTCTTGGGGAAGGAGAAGGATGTGGGGGAACCGCCGGGGACGGTAAGCGCCCCGAACTGGATGAGAAGGGGGCCGATGTAGATGTAGCTGGAGGAGGGAGTGGCGACGAGATTGCTGTTCCCCGTACCCACCGCCCGCTGGACGAAGGCGGTGTCGGCCAGACGGGTGGAGTTGTCGGTAGATGGTTGGGTGGGGCAGGTAGGATTTCCGGTAAGAGGGGTGTTGGTGAGGATGCCGGGGAGGTCGGCAGCCGTCAGGACGTTGGCGAATATGGCTGCCAGGGATGTAACGGCGGCGGAGTAGGACCCGGCGTAAGCCGCCTGCCCCGGCGATCCGTCCAGCACCATATACCCCTTGGTAGCGAGAGCGAGGGCGAGAGCGGTGTAGAAGGTGGACGACTGGTAACGGAACTTGTTGATGGAGACGGAGGGGACGATGGCTCCCGAAGCCACGCCGTTGACCCTCTGCCCGTCGGTCTGATAAGTGGAATCGTTCTCCTGATTGGTGGCGGGAGGGTTGAACTGGAGGAAGTTGTTAGAACCCGGCATTTGGAAGTCTCCTGTATCCTGTATCCTATGTCCTGTTTCCTATTGAGCCTTAGACGGCATATCCCGTATCGGCACCCGCCACGGTAGCGTCGTTCCGGTCGGCTCCGTACATCGGGAGTTGGGCGAATGAAATGTTGGACAGCACCCCCTCCGAAACCGGTAGGATGAGACCGTTGAGAATGATCTGCTGGGTGAGGTTGTCGAAGTCTCCCGACACGACTATAATTACCGACATGTCCTGGTTGTCGATGATCCGGAGGCTGGTACCGGGGAAGGCGGAATTCCAGTAGGGATAGAGGTCCCTAGGTAGTCCGGACCAGTGGTTCTGGATGACCTTCCAGCGGAGCAGCATGCGGTAGTGAGAGTCGTCCATCAGGGCGCTGAAGTTCTGCGTCGCCGTGATGTTGACCGTCAGCCCCGACCCGCTCCCCCCGGTCGTGCTCAACCCGCTGGCGTTGCTGTACCCGTTGCCCCCAGTGTTAACCGACAGCTGGTAGACGTTGCCCAGTCCCCCCACTGCGGTAACCTTGGCCGTTCCGCCGCTGGCTCCCCCCTGTATTATGTTTACGATGTCCCCCAGGTGGTAATGCGAACCGCCGCCTCCGCCGCCTCCGCCGCCTCCCGCCTGCTGCACGGTAAGGAGCGCCCCGCCCATGGGCTGGAAGGGGAGAAGGCGGGGGACGCCGATAACCTGTCCCAGGATGTCCAGCTGTTGTCCAACGGCGAGGTCCAGGTCGAAGTCCGATGGGAGGAGGGAGGCGGAATACTGAATGTGGGAAAGGACCCCAACGATGGTCCCCAGCCACTGCTGCAGATTGGGGGCGGAGGAATATTCGGAAGTAAGAAGGCCGAGGTAATAATCGACTGCCGATATGCGGAGACAGGAGACCGCAGCCAGTTCCCAGATAGTGGACCCCGGGCCGCCGGAAGGTACGTAGTCGACGGCGGACTTGACCGAGGCGTAGGCGGTGCCGAACGGGGCCGGACCGGAGATAGTTAATGAGTGCCAGTTCGAATCGGTAAGAACGGCGGACTGGGAAACGTACCCGAGGATGTTCCCCTGGGAGTCGAAAAATTCCACGTAGGCCTTCGGCTGCATCGGGCCGGATACGTACTTGATAGCGATGGTGAGGGAGAAGTAGTCGCCGAACTTGGCCGGGAAGTATCCGGGAGTCCACCCTAGGGTGTCCGCCCGCTGGCTGCTGGCCACCACGCCGCCGAAGTGGTCGGCGGAGGAAATCTGGAGGGACTGGGCACCGGCATAAGGGGTGGAGGTGTCGTAAGATAGAGACGGAGGATTGCCGCCGCTGTCCGGCTGCAGGAACCAGCCGGGGGGAGGGAGGCCGGGAAGCTGGAATCCGCCGTTCTGAATCGGTAGGGGAACGGACTGAAGGGGGGTGGACATTGGGCTGCGAACTAGGGACTAGATGCTGTTGATCTGTACTCCGCCGGACGACGCCACCTGGTTGTACGGAACCGGGATGTCGATGGTGGTAACGGGTCCGGGGGAAAGTCCTAGGGCCACGCCCCGGACGCTGTAGATGGGCTGCTGGAGATTGGTGTTCTGCGACATGGCGACGGCGTATAAGGCCGACTGGGTAACGGTCTCCCCGATGGCTAGCGACCCGAGATAAGAAACGAGGGCGGACTGGATGGCAGCGGTGACGGAGGAGGTGTAGGCCGGGGTAAGTCCGTGGATTTGGACGACCACGTAGATGGGAAGGAATCCGGGACCGGACCCCACCGCCGGAGCGGAGATGACATCGAACTGGATCGGTTCGGTGAGCTGGGTGTTGGGATCGAGGACGTTCACCACGGTAGTGCCGTTGGTCGCGCACCCCTCGGACTTGTTGGTATAGATGGTGGTGGCCAGGGTAAGGGGATCGCCTCCCTGGACGATGACGGTAATGGAGTGAGGGGGGCAGCCGTTCGAATCGGTAGAGCCGGTAGGGTTGTGCTCGATGGCGGCGCGAACTACGCCGGAAACGGCTTCGACCTGGGCCAGGGTACCGGCGACGAGGGAGCGGGATGGCTTGGCTACCGACTGGAAGAAACGGGCACGGAGCTGGCTATCCGACTCCACAGGCTGTCCGGGGGTGGCGACGTTCGACCCGTTGTCCACTCCGGTCCATCCCGACTGGGGATTGGTGATGATGGAGAGCTGTCCGGGGGCGGTAATGTTGAAATTTCCAAGTTGCTCACAGATGACCAGGGCCTGGGCGTTGCCTGTGCCGTCGAGGGTGATGGACGGGGAAAGGTCCCAGAGTAACCCGTAGACGGTATCCTGCACCACTCCGTTGGAGATGGTGGCGTTGGGAGTGCCAGTGAGGTTGACGAGGCAAATGGAATGGGTGGCGGGCTTACGGGAAATCCCGACGAGCTTGCACAGGGCGTCCAGTCCCGCTCCGACCGCCGTCTGTGGGGAAAACTGGTTATAAGAGAGCTGTAGCCCCTGCATGGCGTCGGCAAGGGCCAGGGAGGTGGAGGAAATCTCCTGGTGGTCGGAGGAATCGTTTCCCAGGTAGACCGACTGGCCGTAGATGGAGAGGTAGGCCGACTGGAGAAAGTCCAGGATGTCCTGGTAGGACGGAAGATGAAGGCCGGAGGCGTCGACGTATGGTGGGGTATAGGACATAGGAGTTAGGCCAAAGAGGCTGATGGAGGCTGTGGGTAAGTGATCACGGGTATGGGTCCGAAGACGGTCGAAACGCTACAGGAGAAGGAGAGGCGGCGGGTGGACTTGTCGATGGAGGACTGGACGTTCGAAACGCCGGTGACATAGGGAGTATCGGTAATTCGCTTCTGAATAAGGAGACTGACCTGGGGAAGGTTGGCCCCACCGTAAGTCAAGATCTTCTGCCACAGGGGTAGGCCGTCGGTCAGGTTCTCCCACCATTCCCCCTCGAATAGGAGCAGGCGGGTGCGGATGATCTGGTCGACAGCGGCCTTGTCGGCAAGGAAATTCCCCTGTCCCTGGCCACGCTGCGGATCATTCGAACCGTCAGTAGATAGCGCCCGGACTGTGATCAAGGGTGCGGCCATCTAGAGAACCCCTCCCGTGTGTCCGCCGCCGGTCTGTACGCCGGTGTGTTCATGGGTGAGGAAAGCTTTGTTCTGGATGGTGGCGGTACCCTGGAGATTGGTGGTGCCGGTGACCACCAGATTGCCGTTGACGGTGACGGTTGGAGCGGTAAGCTGTATCTCCCCGTTCCCCACCTCCACGACAGTCTGGCCATCCCGCGAGCGCAGTTGGGCGGAGGAGGAGGACCAGTTGGTAGGGACGTTGGGAAGGGAGAAGGGGCCGAAGATTGCCAACCCGTCCGACAGGTCGTGCCGCCGCCGCTTCTCCCTGTTCTGCAGCCCACCGTTCTGCCACCAGGCGTTGATGCAGGTGTCGGAGAACACCAGCAGGCACTCGTCGCCGGGGGATATGGGGAAGGTAAGGAGAAAGTCCCCAGCGGATGGAACGAGGACCGGGACCTTGGAAAGCTGGGGCAGGGGAACGTCCGTAGGGACGAGGTCCTTGTTCACCTTCTCCCGAATGAGGGGTTGGACGGTGACGGTCGCCGTGGAGGGGTCGAAGGAGACAACTTCAGCCGGGATGGCCACGCGGAACATGCAGTCGTGGTCCCAGAGGAGCCGCCGCCACTGCTCGATCTCCGGAGCCAGGCGGGTGGGGATGTCGACGAACGACGAAGCGGGAGTCTGGGTATTGCCCATTAGCTGTTCCCCCTGTTCGTGTTCCAGTTCTGCAGCAGCATCATGGCTGTCCTGCCACCCGTACGGGTTATCCCATCGATCTCCACGTACCACGCCTGCCCACGCGAATCCCCCACGAACCGCGTCCCGGCTACGATGTACACCCCATCCTGATCCAGAACGGTGAGGGTAGCGGGGACCGGGGACTGCTGGTAGAGGAGCATCTTTCGGATCAAGGAATTGTCGATCTTCACTAGGAGATAGGGTTTTG